GGCGTCAACGGCGCGGTGCCGGTGGACGTGGGCAAGGACGCAATCAGCCTGGCCCGGTCGCTCGAGCAGTACGCCGCCACCTTCTACCGGAACAATGCCCAGCCGGGCGTGGTGCTGCACACCGAGCAGGCCCTGCCGCGTGAGGTGCGTGAGCAGCTGCGTGAGCAGTGGAACAACCGGCACCGCGGCCCGTCACGGGCAGGCGAGGTGGCGGTGCTCTCCAACGGCCTGAAGGTCGATACCGTCTCGGCCACCAACCAGGAGAGCCAGCTGGCCGAGCTGTGGATGCAAAGCCTGCTGGCCGTGTGCAGGATCTGGAAGATGCCGCCGCACATGGTGCAGGAGTTGGGCCGGGCCACGTGGGGCAACCTGGCTAGCGAAATGGTGAGCTTTGAGAAGTTCACGATTCAGCCGTGGCTGCGTCGCATCGAAGGGGCGATTGAGCGGGACATCCTCGGCGACGATGACGACCTGTATGCCGAGTTCTTGGTCGAGGGCCTGCTGCGGAGCGACATCACAACCCGCTACCAGGCATACGAGGTTGCCGTGCGAAACGGGTGGATGACGCCCGAAGAAGTGCGGCTGAAGGAGAACATGGGGCCGATGCCGGAAGGCGAGGAGCCCGAGGAGCCGGCCGCACCGGCCGCCGAGCCGCCGGCACCGGAGCCCGAGGACGAGCCCGAGGACGAGGAGGGTGACGCCGATGGCGGTTGACCTGACTCCCACGGAGGGCATGGCCTCGGCCGCCAAGCGTGGCCTGAGGCTGCACGAAGAGGGCAAGAGCGGCGACGGGCTCAAGCCCGAGACCGTCGCCCGTGCAGGCCGGCTGAGCCGACGCGAGCAGATGAACGAGGATTGGGTGCGGGAGATGAATGCCTGGTTTGCCCGGCACGAGTCCGACCGCAGGCCGGGCTGGGATGACGCGGGCAAGGAGACGCCGGGCTTTGTGGCGTGGCTGCTGTGGGGCGGTGACGCCGGGCAGTCGTTCGCGGCCCGCAAGGTGGCAGAACTGGACCGAGAAGGCGACAGGAGCAATGCCATGGAAGGCATCATCGAAAAGCGTGACATGCCCTTTGAGGCCGACGACGAGCTCGTCATTGAGACCCGCGCCGATGGGCGGCCGGTCATCAAGGGCTACGCCGTCGTCTACAACCGACTCAGCGTGGACCTGGGCGGGTTCCGCGAGCGGATTATGCCGGGAGCCTTTGACGGGGTGCTCAACCGGCAGCGGGGCCGCAGTGACCTCGTGAGCTACTACAACCACAACCCCGACATCTTGCTGGGCCGGGAGTCGAGCGGCACGCTCGAGGTGTTCTCGGACGACAAGGGCGTGGGCTACATCGTCACGCCGCCGGCCACCAGGGCCGACATCGTCGAGCTCATTTCGCGTCGGGACGTGAAGGGATCGTCGTTCACGTTCAGCGTGGACAAGGGCGGCGAGGCGTTCGTGACCGACGAGGGCGGCCGGGCGATCCGCGAGGTGCGGGCCGCCACGATTTACGAACTGGGGCCGGTGGTGCAGCCGGCGTATCCGAGCACAACAGCAGCAGTGGCCATGCGTTCGTTCCAGGCTTGGCTTGCGGAGCAAGTTACACCTGAGTCGATGCCACACTCGGCGAGCGGACCCGACGTGTTTAAGGCATCCATGCGGCTGCGAGCCGCGCGACTCAGGAGCTTCATGCGTGGCAAAGCCCGGTGATCCCTGTCCGAAGTGCGGCAAGGGACGCATCCGTACACGCTCTAGCCACCCGCTCGACGAGCAGCGTCAGGTGCGGTATTTGGAGTGCCAGGCGTGCGACTACAAGACCAAAGCCATCGTCGCTGCGCTGCATGTGTGGCGTCGGTCTTTTGTACCGTACAAACAACCTTGATGGCTGAGTGCCATTCGTCCCGTAGCGTGAACGACAGACACGGATCTGTCACCCACTACGGGAGTGCCAAGGATGGCCGCTTCGCTCAACAAGCTTCAAGACCGCGCCGCCGCTGTGGCCGCGCTGCTCGACGACCTGGCCAAGGTTGAGGATCGCACCGAGGCCCAGGCGGCCGACGTTGTGAAGCTCAGCGCCGAGGCGACCGAGCTCGAGGAGCGGCTGGCCGTCGAGACCGCCATTGCCGAGAAGGTGGCGTCGCTGCGTGGCAAGGTGGCCGCGACTGCCAAGCCCGTGGCCGTTGAGGCTGCCGAGGCCCCCGTCACTCGGAAGATGCAGCACGTCGGCCGGCTTCGTGCGTTCAAGAGCGCGGACGACGCCGAGATCTGCGGCCGGTGGCTCAAGGGCTACGTCTTTGGCCGCTCCGAGGATCGTGCGTGGTACGAGCGGAACGTCGAGAGCCGCGCCCTGTCGAGCGACGACAACAGCAAGGGCGGGGTGTTCATCCCTGAGTCTTTCGCTGCCACCGTCATTCGGCTGGTTGACGAGTTCGGTGCCATCCCGTCGCAGGCCAACGTAATTCCGATGTCGAGCAACACGCTCTACATCCCGCGTCGGGTCAGCGGCAACACCGCCTACTTCGTGAGCGACAACACCGAGACCACCGTGTCGGACATGGCGACCGACAACGTGATGCTGTCGAGCAAGGATTGCCGGGTTGCGACCCGCATTCCTAACTCGCTCATTGAAGACTCGGCCATCAACCTCGCCGACCTGGTCGCTCAGGAGTTCGGCCTGGCCCTGGCTCGCAAGATCGACGACGCTGGCTTCGCTGGCGACGGCACCTCGACCCACGGCGGCATCCGGGGTATCCAGTGGAAGTTCGAGAACGAGACGCTCACCGCTGGCAAGAACGACAGCGGTGAGTCTTCGCTCTCGGCCATCACGGTGGACGACTTTGCCGAGACCATCGGCAAGCTGCCCAGCTACGCTCGGGCCGGTGCCGGCTGGTACGTGACTCCGCAGGTCTACAGCACGGTGATGCTGCCCCTGATGCTGGGTGCCGGTGGCGTGTCTGCCGCCGAGCTCTCCGGCGGTGCCAGCGAGCAGCGGTTCATGGGCTATCCCGTCTATTTCAACAACAGCATGCGGACGGCCCCCACGGCGAACCAGGTCGTGTGCCTGTTCGGCAACCTGCGGCTGGCGACTCACTTCGGGCTGCGGCAGCAGATCGCCATCCGGGCCTCGACGGATCGCTTCATTGAGTTCGACCAGACCTACCTGCAGGGGCTCTGCCGTTTCGACGTCGTGACTTCGGACGCGGGCGATGCCTCGACGGCTGGCCCGGTGGTGGCTCTCACGCTCTGACCTTCTGACATCCACAAGGAGTGATTGAACAATGGACCCTGTAGCGAACACGAAGAGCGTCGTGAGCCTGTCCGCTGCCGCTGGCGTTGCCTCGGCTGGCACTCACACGGTGGCCATCGACTGCCTCGGCTTCGATGCGGTGAGCATCGACGTGGGCTATCGGTCGATTGCGAACACCTCGGCCCCGAGCGTGGTCAGCGTCAAGCACTCCGACACGGATGGCTCGTACGCCGCGATCACCGGCTTGGTGCAGGGCACCGACTACACGGTCGGCGCTGTGGCCAATACGGCCACGGTCAACGTGACTCGGTTCAACCTGACCACCAAGGCCCTCAAGCGGTACCTCCAGGTGGCGGTTACCCCGGCGGCCGATGCGACCAGCAACGCGACCAACAACACGGTTGTCGTGGCGGCTCGCCTGGGCAAGGGTGAGGCTGGCGTGGACTCGGCAGCTGACGCCAACGTGGTCACGCTGGTGGTCAAGTAGTTCTGGCTGATTGACGATTCTCCAACCAAAGGAGGATGCCGTGGGCGCGGCGTCACCGGTGGCAGGGATTAACCCTGCCGTATTGGACACAGGCTCCGGGCCGGTTCGCGTCATGTGCGCGATGTCGGTTCCCAGGCTCGGCTGGCAGGACCATATGTTCTGCTGGCCCCGTGGGCTCATCCCCTACGGCATCTCGCCGGTTCGGCTTGAGGGGGCCTTCTGGGGCCAGTGCCTCGAGCGGGTGCTGACCGAGATGATTGAGTTGGACGAGGATCCCAAGGCCCCGCCGCTGTGGATCCTGACGCTCGACTACGACACCATTTTTGAGGGCGACGCCGTCCCACGGATGCTGACGTACGCTACGGCCAGCGATTACGACGTGGTGGCCGCCCTGCAGATGAAGCGCCGCTCCGACGAGCCGCTCTTCACCATGGCGAGCGAGGACGGCCAGCGGCTCGTGGAGGCCCCGCGGGACCACTTCATCTATCACAACGTCGTGAAAGCCAACACGGCCCACTTCGGATTCACGATGATTAGGGCGGCGGCACTGAAGCGGATGCCGCACCCGTGGTTCCTGGGCAAGCCTAACGAGGCTGGACGCTGGGAAGACGGCCGGATCGACGACGACATCCACTTCTGGCAGGTGGCTCAAGAGGCTGGGGTGAAGTGTGGCGTGTGCACCCGGGTGTGCATTGGGCATGCCGAGGTGCATTTCAAGTGGCCTGACAAAAACATGAAGGGCCTCGTGCAGCACCCCGGCGAGTTTTGGGACCACGGCGGCAAGGCACCGGAGCAGGCTTGGAAATGAGCACGACCATCGAAACCGTCCAAGTCCGCATTCGCCGGCCGTTCATGTCCTACAAGGCTGGCCAGGTCATCACGGTGCCCAAGGGCCAGGCCCGCTCGCTCGTCGTGTTTGGCAAGGGCGACCTGGTCGAGGACGAGCCGCAGCTGCGGTTCGCGGTGCAGCCTGAGCCGGCCGAGCTCGAGGTGGCGGTGGCCCCGCCGGTCACGCCCAAGCGTCGGGGGCGGAGGCCGAAGCTGTGAGCCTGTTCTACCGCGGCACGATTGCGAGCCGATACCGCAGCCTGGTCGTCAGCACGGCCAGCGGCACAGGTGATCGGCCCATCAGCGTGGCGGATGCCAAAGAGCATCTGCGGGTCGTGGACACGACCGAGGACGACGCCTACATCGGGGCGCTCATCGATGCGGCGACAACGTGGTGCGAGGACTACTGTGACCGCACCTTTGCCGACAAGACGTACACCGTGGCGTTCGATGACTTTTTCGGGACCCGCATTGAGCTTCCGCGCCCGCCAGTGCGATTGAACGCGACTGCCGCGAGCGCCACGGTGACTATCTCGTACGTGGACACGGGCGGTGCCACGCAGACACTCACGTGGGCGCAGTCTGGAACCCAGGAGTTCCGCCTAGACCGCGACCACGTGCCGGCTTTGATTTACCCGCTGTACCTGAGCGTGTGGCCAAGCGTGAGGCTTGACGACAAGTCAGTGCAGATCTCGTACTTGGCCGGCTACGGCGGTGCTGCCAACGTGCCGACGCCGGCCAAGCACGCCATCAAGATGCTCGTGGGCCACTGGTACGCCAACCGTGAGGCTGTCGGCAACGCCGGACAGAACGTGCCGATGGGCGTGGCGGCCCTGCTCGAGCCCCTCAAGTGGAAGCAGTACGCATGAGCATTGAAGGCCGGATCGCTGTTGAAGTGAGCTTTGCCGACTCGGCCACGAGTGGCGGCGTGCAGTCGCTCAAGAAAATCCAGCTGGCTGACACGACAGGATACACGGCAGGCAGGGCAGTGATTGTCACGGGGACGTGCGGCACAGCCAACGTAACGGTTGCCACGTCGCCTACGACGTTTCGCGACGCAAGCGGCGCGATTGTAGATTTCGACACTGACGCCGGCATCATTCAGCGTTTCGCGTTTTCGGCTACCGGCTCAATGGCGTCGTGCCAGAACCAGGCCGGCGCTCAGGCGTTTTCCTCTGGCGGCCGCGTCAGCGTGACTGACGCTGGCAGCATGCAGGCAGGCGAAGAGTTTGTTATTCGCACCGAGGCCAGCGGCACGTCGGCCTGGACGCTCGTCATCTACGGGACATGAGCCATGCTGAAATCCGGCATCATGGACCAGAAGGCGACGATTGAGACGCCCACCGAGGGCGTCAACAGCATCGGCGAGCCGACGTTCACCTACTCCACGTTTGCTACTCGGTGGATTGCCCTGCTGCCGCTGTCGGGGGCCGAGCGGGTGGCCAGCCTGCAGACCGAGGGCACCGTGACGCACCGAGTGCGACTGCGGTACACGCCGGGGCTCAAGCCCAAGATGCGGCTCGTGAGCGAGGGCCGCACATTTGAAATCGACTCGGTCGTCGAGCGTGGCCGCCGCGAGGAGCATGAGCTGCTGGTCACGGAGAAGCTCGACTGATGGCA